TTTTTTTTGGTTTGTTCAGCTGAATGCTGTTAAAAATGTTTTGTGCCATGTTAATTTTTGTTTTATAAGCGTATTCCGCCTCGTGATACATAATATGTTCTTTTTACTTTTGATGACCTATAGCCACCTTTTTTTCTGCCGTAAGAACGACGGCCTTTGTAACCTCTTTTCATTTTTTTGGTTTTAATTGTTATTTATTTGTATTCCTATTGTTAATGCGCTTGAACGCTCTAATAGTTCTAATGCTCTTTCTAAAGTTTGGTTTTTTATTATTACCATTCCTCTGTAATATATACAAAATATTTTCATTAATATAATATTTTTAATAAGTCTGTAATTTCGTTTGTACTAAATTGTTCTGGTTTATATCCTGCTTGAATCATTCGTTTTTTTAATGTATTTGATAATTCATTACTTAATTTATCTAACTCAAATTGATTTCCTTTTAATCTTATTGCTTGTTCCATTGTTTGGCTTAATAATTTATTAAGTCCTATTTTTTGGTCTGATAATATAGCTTGATATTTTCTATTCTGTGATAAGGTCTGTAATTGAGACCTAATTTGATCTTGTTGTAAAGGATTTATATTTTCTTTATTCCTTATATCAGCCATTACGTTTTCAACCTGTTGTCCAGTTAATCTACTTCTTTGAAATTTTTCTTCTGCAATATAAGGTGATTGATCTACTAAATTTTGATTTTCTAACTTTTTTCCTTCTGTTTGTTGTCTTAATAATTCACCTGATTGTTTATCGTTAGATAATTGTTGTTCTTTTAACTTTAAATCTATGTAATTATTCATTACTTGTCCTGTGTTTTGTAATTTTGGTGCTACGAAGTCGGGATGTTTCATATCGGTACTCCTAATAGTTGGACTATTAGACATCTGCCCATATATAAGGTTTGGATTTAATCCCGCTTCTTTATATCTCTGCATTTGTTGACTTGGACTATTATATTTGTTTTGTTTATCCCAATCTGTTAATGCGTCTGCTCTTTGTCTGTCATACATTTGTTGACTGAATTGTCTATTTTGTGCGTTAGTATATAATGTACTACCGCTATTTACCAGGTCTGTTATTGCTGGTATTGCTGCTGCTGCTAATGCTAATGGTATTGGCATGTTTTTTGTTTTTTTTGTGTTTAATTGACATTTTTTTTATTAATCGCTTTTATTTTTTTTTGCGTCCACTTCGTTCCCTTTTTTTAATAAATATAGCTCTTTTTTTGTTTTAGTGTCAATTAGCACTAATATATCAAGGAATATTAGTGCTTTTTGTTTCTGACGCGCTTCGCTTGTCTTACGCTGAAAGCGACACCAATGTTAAATTGGTGTCTTTTCAACGTCTGTTTTTAAGTTTTCCACAGTGTTTTCAACATCTTGTGGTTTTTTCCATTGGCGAGACTTAAGGCTCTCCACTTCTTGTTTTATTTGTTCTGCCATTTCTTGTCTTTCTACTAAATCGAGTGTTCTTGGATCTGGAATGTAATAATCCTCTCCGTCATATACTGGATTAAATCCAGTAACTGGAAGTCCTCTTGTATATCTGTCTACTATATTTCTTATAGTCATTGTTTGATCTGGAATTGTCATTGAAGGTAAATAATTTACCTCTCCTAATTCTTGATTATAATCGTAATTTAACGAATTTTTAACTTTCATGATGTATCTTTTTAAGTTTGATTTATTCATATTGTCTGCCTATTTCGGCTTGTTTATACATTTTTTTAAATTGGTTAATGTGTCTTTCTACTATAATTTTTTCATATGATTCTCCTAATTCATCTTTTAATTTTTGTTCTTCTGTCTCTGCTAATATTTTTAAATAATTAGCTATTTTTTCCTTTTCTATTTCATTATAAATTTTGTCTTTATAATATCTTGGCATTGCTATTTTCTTATTATCTGGTATGTTTACAAACATACGTTTTTCTAAATCTTGTTTATGCCATTTTATAATAGATTTTGTTATATAATTATCTCCTAATCTTTTTGACATTAAACTAAATTCTTTTTGTCTATCATCGTTATAATGTAAAGGTATTTTACCCTTTTTTGTCATATATTTTAATGTATATCCAATTGTTGCTGCATTTACTTGTCCTATATGTACACTACCTAAATGTTTTCCATCTAATGACCATGCTCTTTGTATCATTTCCTTATTTGCATTAAATAATATAATGTGATAATGAGGGCGCATCTTTTTAGTACCATATTCTCCACATACATAATACTTTAGTTTATTGTGGGATAGTTTCCGTAATCTTTTGAAAAACTTTTGAATATCTTGTTTTTCAAGATTCATAAAGCCTTTTTCAGTTATTGGTACATATTCCGTATCGTATGTTAATGTTACAAATAATGCACTACTAGAACGCTCGCCCTCTTTTATCAGCCTATAACTCCATCCAGATGTCCTTCTTTTCATACATGGTGGACATTTACTGCATGGCACTGGTATGTAGTCTCCAGTGAACTTATCTTGAACATAAAATGGTGTTATACATTTTGTTGACATTATAAACCTCCTGGTGTACCATATTTAGGCATAGGACGTACTGCTTTGATTTTGTTTAATACATGGCAATATAATACGTCTGTTGCTGGGTCTTCTACTGCAAATATGCGTTTTGTTGGGTCACATTGTATAAAATCACTATTTAAGTTTGGTTCAGTTGCAAATATTCTACCTAAATGCCAATAATTTAATGATGTTCTAAATTCTCCGGCTACTCTACTAGGCATATACTTATACTCTGCATAACGTGGTACATAACCAAATGTTTCTTCTGCATTTACTGTATATGCATATAATTCTTGCTTCGCTACTTCTTGTTCTCCAATATTTGCAAATGTTGGCCAGAAATAGTCTAATGAATCTGGTTTTAAAAATGTTCTTGGTATACCTTGTTGATATGCTGTTTTTGGCATTACTGACATAATACCAATAATGTATCCATGTTCTTCACAATAGTATGTACCACTTTTTCCACTTGTTACACTAATTCCATGTCCAGACATATTACCTTGCGGTAATCCTCCATCTTGACCAGTTGTGTTTAATACTTCTGATACTACTACTGGTGATTTTACACCAGTAATATATTCTGGTCTTTGTAATCTTTTATCTGAACTTCTTACTCCAAAGTGTGTAAGAATATTTTCAATATATCTTGTACCACCTCTAGCGTTTTTCTCTAGCCACTCTTGTAATTTGTATGCTCTACGTAAATCGTTAATAGTTGTTGGGTCTATTTGTACACCAGTTGTTTTAGCATATAAATTAGTTGTAGCATCTGTTGAAGAATCTCCAGTTACTGGAATATCTGTTGTAGTTGTTGTAATATCATAATTAGATATTGAACTATAAATATTTGCATCTCCACCTATTGTACCTAATGGAATATCTACGGCTGCGCCTTTTTGTGCAAATGGTAATGAAGCTGTAAAATAATCGTGTTCCCAAGCTCTTGTTCTTAATTTAAATAATTCATTTACTTTAGCATATGTTGATACTGAACCATCTTGTAATTTATAATCTACTGGTGCTTGTAAATTTTGATCTCTATAATATTCGTTATATATACATTGATATGCTGCAAATGGTAACATTGATAAATTTGGTCCATATGCACCACTACCTGCTAATGGTGGTGGTATACCTAAATAGTCAGCTGTTTTTTTTCCTTGTTGAGCAAATGGTGTTGTTGAATTAGTATTAATATCTGAGTATGGCCAGTATGGTGCAACTATACCACTATTTGCGTCTGTAATAAATTTTTCCCAATTATCCCATAATATTCTATTTGGTACAAAGAAATAATGCATTGTTACGTCCATTCTGTGCATTACTGGTGCTATCATTGGTGCAAACCTAATAAGGCTTTCACATGATAAGTCCATTTTGTCACCTGGTACACATTCTAATGTTAGTATGGGTGTTAATTGTCCCATGTTTGTTGATAATTTAACGTCATGTGTTAAATCAAAAACGTTTTTTTTTGGTTTGTTCAGCTGAATGCTGTTAAAAATGTTTTGTGCCATGTTAATTTTTGTTTTATAAGCGTATTCCGCCTCGTGATACATAATATGTTCTTTTTACTTTTGATGACCTATAGCCAC